CTTAGCTGTAATCAAAGAAAACCAGCAGTTGCGATTTGATAACACAGAGCTTGTGCAGGAGCGGGATCGGTTGCGGTTCAATGGCGTAAGGGCATCCGCAATTCTTGAAACTGTCGCAGCGCTCACAGATAGCACGTTGGAGCGCAAAGATCTGGAAGCGGCTATAAAACTGCTTGAGGAATCGTAATGGAACGCTACGGAATATTCAGACAGCCAAAGCCGAAAGGACCGGAATCGAACAACGACGCCCAGCCCCATGCGCAAAACTGCCAGTGTGCTGAGTGTCGAGTTAAGCGGGATAGGAGGAAGTATGGCCGCCAGCAATCAACCGAACAAAGATAAAGAAGCGAACCACGTAAAATGTCATGACTGTGGCGTATTTATCAAAAAAGAACTGTGGGTTCCTAAGTCGCACCCATGGAAAAAGCATGCGCTCTGCTGGAGCTGCCTTTCGAATTACGATGATCCGCATTGCGCATAGGAGGAAGTATGGCCGTTGAGTTGCAAGGTCCGCCACAGCCCGGGCCATTTGTGAGAGTTGTCGGCATTGGGATTGATTTAATGCTGACGGTTAATGATGAGGATGATTTACTGATACTGGCACTGGCTGTTCGCATCGCTAACAAACGGAGATTCGGAAAGCTGAATGCACTGGAGGAAGAGCGGTGAGCACTGACACTAAAGAAGAAAGAGTGAATCGGTTTTCTGAGCGAATGCCAGCTCTGCGCGAAAAATTCCAGAGAATGAGAGAGCGCAAATACATTGAGCGGCGGTTAAAAGAAAACGGCATCGACATTGACGAACTGGAGGAAGCATGAAGCTTTCAGAGGATGACTTTAATAGGATTAATTTTCATGTCTGGTTCGCTGATATAGATGGAGGCATGTTTGCAGGTGGAACAACAGTAACCATCAACCTACAGAACTCGCACAAAGTCTTTATTAACGGCCCTGATGTTAAGTTTGAAAAGAGCATAAGCAGCTTCCGCGAAGGGCTTGAAATAGCAAATATGGAATTAAGGCAGACTGAAGAGGAAGGCGGTGATTAGCCGCCTTATCTGAACTCTTTATAGTTACTTACGATCTGATAGTTAAATATCTTAGCTGACGTTGCCGCACCATCAGCTTCAAGATAAATGTAAGGCTGAAGGCGAACTTGCACCGGAATATTCGTTGTTATGGAACCGTCAGCGGTGTTCGGTAAAATGTCTATACCTTTTGACAGTTGCCCAGTGGAACCGGAATTTGCGAAGTTCCACTCTCCATAGTACACATCAATGGTTGAGTCACTTATCACCAGAGTGATGTAATTCAAACGATTTGTCATGGTCGTTGAAGATATAACTACACTTGACGTGGAACCCCCGTTGGCGCTTTCTACGGTAATCTCTCCTGCTCCAGTTGCGCCACCGGTGTTTGTCCCATCGTACTTTACAAGAATGTAATTATTCGCATCATTGTAAAGCCCAGCTCTAAATAATCCATCCTCGTCAGAATCACCAAAAACCATGTGTATCGTTGGGCGTCTTCCAGTTGCCCATGCTTTAACGCCATTAAAGTCTAATTTTGCAGTGTCATTGTCTGCTGGACAGTTTAGAAGAGTGTAAGAATAATTTTGTTCAAAACCAGAAGCCGCACCAAATTCCGCATCAGCCGATGATATGGCTCCTGTAGCTGTTACGGTTTGCGTCCACATGGGTGATGGTCCGGATATCATCATATCCCTGAATTCCATGCGACCACCAGCATTAATGTTATTTCGCCAATCGTCCCGATATGTAGAAACAGATGCGCGGTTATAATATTCGTACCCATCACCAATAATTCGGTTATTAAACCCTGCATCGGTAACGGACACCATGTCCTCTCCCGCTACTGAAAGTAGGTTGTTTCCATCGCATCGAACTGAATTATCAAGCGCAAACTCGATAGCGGGTGAGTCTTGGATCAATCCATAAAACTTATTATTAGACCCAGTGAAGCGGAATTGGCCGTATGTGTTTTTCTCGGTAGATCCAATGTATGTGTTTCCTGAGCAATCGTTGGCATTGTAAATGTGATACACGTTGTCAGTCAGGGCGATATTGTTAAACACACAATGAGTTACCCACTGAGACCCAGTCCCTGCAACAAGGTTTATGGCCCGCTCTCCGCCCCAGATAGCCACATTTGAACAGCGCATTTCCATGACATAATAAGTCGATGCATCCACCGTTAAGCCGTAACCTGTACCGCTCCCCAGCGTCAACTGTATTACGACATTATCAAGCCATTCTTGGTATCGCCTACCTTGCGCGTTCGACGTTGGCACCAAACTTACAACTTCGCTTGTGAACGAAAACCCTAAGGTTGCCGCGGTGTAATCACCGTCAAGGTTCCTTAACCTGCCCCCTGGGCGAACGTAAACTACATCAATGTCAGATCCTGGGATTAAACTACCAGACCTCAAATCCAATGTGACCTTGTTCGGTATGATAACAGTCGTGTTGACTGTGTGGGTATCACCGTACAGATAACCGCCACCGTTAGAGTTTATCAGCGTTAGCCCGGCGTTTATCTCGTCATAATCATCACCAGAACCAGTAGCCCCGAACTGGTAAACCGTATTTGTGCCGTCAAGCACCAGATACCAATAATTTCCACCAGCATCAACTACATACCCATTCCCCAAATCAGTAGACAGAGTCCCAGCAGTTGTCTGAGTTCCGCCCGTGCCGTTTTTGTACCACTGAGCACCACCTACAGAGCCACCAGCCGTGAATGCTTGAGTATCAAGGTAATCGTATTGTGACCAATCCCCGCCATAAAGGTCAGCTACAGATGGAACAACAACCTGTCTACGAGACACCGCAACTTCAATGTTTGTTGTTGTGCCACTGTCGGTTATGGTTGCACCATCAAGGTCAGAGCCAGCCAGGGAGCCGAAAGGGAGCAAAAGCAGGTCATTCCCGTTATTCATGGCGTAGGTGCCGTCACCAGAAGCGACCACCAAGAATGTGCCTTGCCCGCCATCGCCGGGAAGTAAATCACCCCCGGTCTGAACGATAATCCCGATATCAAAATCAAGGGTCTGGGCTACAGCGCGAGTCGATACCGCCCGAACATAATCGGCATTCTGAGTGACATAAGTAACCAGCTCACTACCTAGCACCCTGTCAAGGGTTTGGGTTGACGGGTTGTAAATCAGAAAATACTGACTTGGTGAAAAGCTGCTAACCGGATAGGAACCAACAGTAGACATTAGAAACCCCGTTAAATTGTGTAGCCTATTACAGCAAGGTAAACACCGATTGCGCTAGTTCCTACAGTGCTATCAAATCCCACCGGAAACCAGATTGCAAAATCGAACTTAGGCGTATCAGCCTTATCAAGTGCTATATGGAAATCTGTTCTACAGACAGAAGAATCAATAGCCGTATTGAGCTGTACGCCGCCGATCCCCTTCGTGAGTGTCCTGTCAGATACACTAAACGCCAGACCAGAACCAGTCTTTCTAGCATAGGAATTTATGGTTAGAGTTGCAGGGCTAGTAGAGTCTTGAATATATGCGTCAATGCCGATTATTGCTGAAATCGCCCCATCAGGAACCGCTGACGAAATATCAACCTCTGTCCATGTGCTGTTATATGCTTCGGCTGTAATCCCGGTCACATCAAGTACAGCGATTGGCCTATCAAGGATAACCGTACCACCCGCACGATAACGAACGCCTTGCAGCCCATTATCAAAATCAATCAGGTTCCCATCGTCGCCAGGATTGCCAGTAGATGAGATAACCAGCCAATCAGCGCCCAAGTCATCGGTCGCTGTAATTTGACCAACAGACCGCGCAACATCTCCAACTGCAACGGGAAGGGCCTTGACATCAGCAAGAGTTAGCCCTACCTGTATGGTGTCCGATGCAGTTCCGCCACCACCAGTAGACTCAACAGGCGAAATCGAAGCAGAATATTCAACCTGAACACCGGCAGAGTTAAGCACCAGCAAGGAGTGCTCACCGTCTACAAAAGTGGCAATGGGGGAACCGTTATAGACAATCTTACCGCCAACCGTGCGCAATGGCTGCGATGCTGTGAACTCATTACCAGCGTCATCTTTAAATGTTACTGTGACCTGATTAGCTGGGACTTGTGGCGCTTTACTGGGCTGGCCAACGTAAACATACCCGCCATCCAGTGGCGCACCTTGGCTATCAGTGAATAGGCGTTTGTCTGATTGTACTGGGGTCATTGTGATTTCACCTGTTCACGTAATTTGTTGATAAGATCAAGCCTTTCCGATACCGGGGCATCCCACAGCGATGTTCGCCGCTTTGCTGCCTCTCCCGCCTTCATGGCAATATCAGCCATTCCTCCGGCACCGCGTCGAGCGCCTTCTTCTGCTATCTGCTGGCCAACACCCTTCAACGATTGCGTGGCCGGGGTTCCTAGCAAGCCCTCAAGGTCCGAGTTAAGTTTAACCAGACCGACCACCTCATTGCCAAACTTTCCACCAAAATCATTTGCAATATTGGTTAAATTCTCCACTGCCCCTGCTACTTCCGTCCCTTTCTGGTAGTTGCTTAATATGGTTCGTAACTGAACACCGGTAAACTTCCCAACATCCGCAGATTCAGGGTCAAAGTATTTATTGCCCATCAAATCTTCAAACGGCTTTAAGGCTGATGCTGCTTTTGCGTAGTCATCGTTCGCGGCTCGATAATCATCAGACAACGCCCGCAGCTTTTCATTAATCTGGCCTCGAACACCTTTCAGGATGCCTTCAGCCTTCTCGCTCAACCTCTGAGGTGCAGCACCAGAAGCCGTGCCATACAACCTATCTGACAAAGTACGCTTTAACCGGTGAAGATCAGCGGCATTATCGAAGTCTTTACCAAGCGCCCTATATGCTTCACTCAGCAGCTTCGCATCAGTTGGTTGGAATGCAGACAAATCACCCAATCTAACCCGCCCATCTACAATATCAGCACCGTTGTTCCTGATGCCTATCACAAGGCTGTCCTGAATGTCACCAACATCAACTGGTTTGCCACGCAAATCTTTCTGAACAGCCCTGGTTATTTTGCTTGCTGCTTCGTCCTGTTTGTCAGCCAAGAACTTGAATCGCTCCATGACCCTATCACCGGCAACCGTAGAGAACCGGGAAAGGTCGGCAGATTCCTTGCCTTTAGCTATATCTTCGGCAATATCCAGCATCTGAAGCGCTGAGCGTTGATCCCTTTGGCCAAGCCTACGCAAACCGGTGATGGTCGTGTCTTTTACGCCAGCATCCAACAAATCACGCTCAAGCATGTTAGGCTTAACTTTATCGCCTTGTAGCTTCCAACCGACAGACTGAGTGGTATTGTCTTTTAGTGCCGCACGAACATCCGAAATCTTTTGGCGCTCGAATCTTGGAATCTTTGGTATGCCAGCCTTAACTTGCGGCATTGAAGCCCTAGCCATGGTTCCCAATCCGCTAGTGGCCATAGGCGCAAGGGCGGCCATAGGCGCCAATGCTTCACCAGTAGCCTGTAAGTATTCCTGTCCCGCCTCAGTCTCTGGCATATCAGTAAAGGCTTCACCGCCACGCTGAGAGGCTTCAAATATACGCTGAGCACCGGCATAGGGGTCTTCCATGTACTGGGCTGGACTCATTAGCTCCCTGCCAGCCTGAGCAGTACCACCAACAAACGAACCCAGCGCCCCTGTAGTTGCGCCAGTAACCAAAGTCTTTCCGGCCTCAAAAGCCCCCGTAGCCATCTCGCCCAGCGTTCTTTTTTTCTGGGGTTGAGTGCCGAAATACTGTTGCTGCTGTTCAGTGGTTAGTCGCTCAACGTCTTCAGGGGGCAATGGAACATCGCTATCAAGCTGCTGAGGCTGCACAGGCGGGGCAAAGTCTGCTTCTGTGGCCAGACCTTTCGCTATAGCCTTGCGCATAATCTCATCTTTTGAAGTGCCTTCAGGGGCTCCTTTGATAACAACCCCATTAGGCAACGTCACATTCATTACATGTCACTCCAGTTGATCGATTCAGTATCACCGCCTAAACCTGCTGGCCTTTCCTGATACTTCTCATTCAGCTCTTTCAGAGTCTCAAGTGCAGCGCGGCGGATTCTCGAAGGCACTGTAGAGTCTCCAATTTGTGCGGCCATTTGACGATACAACAATTGATCTCTATCAGATTGAGGGCCTTCCATTCGCGGCATCTTGAGTATAAGAGCGCCTTCCAATGTCTTCAGCTTGGCGGCGGCTTCTGCGCCATCGGTAGAGAATCCGACCAGTCTACCAGCAGCATCGAGAGCGGTCCCGGCAAGGCTTTCTGTAGCCTCATCAAGCAACCCGTCAGCCATTTCAATAATATCAATAACGCCAGCAGCATCAGTGGCTTTTTTATCAAAGTCCTGAATTGCTTTCGATTCGCGCCTTACCTTTTCTACTTCCTCTTGTACAGCGGCCTCAACTTGGGGAAGCATTGCCAAGCGAACATCTTGTGTGGCCTGCTCTTGCGACCCAGCAGCGGCACCTTTGATTGTTGCACCGGATTGCGCAACCCTGCGAGTTAGCTCTTCGTCCATTGCGATACGTTCTTCAGCCGATAGAGAAGCTCTAGAAATAAGACCGGCTTCAATAGCTGCAAATTTCTCTGCTGCTGTCATTTCTGATTCTGGCTTCAACATGCCATTTTCATCAACCGGCAATCGATTTAGAATGTCCTGCCTGTTCTGTATTGCTGTAGGAATTCCAGACTTATCGCCAATCCCAAACATAGGGGCCGCCATCTGAATGCGCTTCAGTGCGTTTTCAGGGTCAACTTCAAACATGGCATAATCTTGAACCATGTTAATCGGATTCCCACCAGCAGCCGCAACCTGTTGAATACCTGCGTCAATGTATTGCTGGGCGTTGGTTGGGTCAGATAAAACACGGGTGTAAGTATCACGCGCTATGGCTTCGGTTCTCTCGTTAGTAATTCCGAATGCATCTTTGGCAGCTTGTGACAATTCAGGGTACTGGGTAATAACTTCAGTCACCTTGGCGGGGTCGCCTGACTGCATAGCCTGAGCTAATGCCGCTTTACCCTCTTCCATGTATGATTGCTGTTGTTCGCGCTGTTGTCGCTGGTCCATGACCTGACCAACTTGCCCTACAGTACCAGCCAAAGCCTGTAAGCCGGGTGCAAACTGATTGCCGGGTGTCACCATGAAAGGGTTAGCCATTATGCCGCCTCCACATACATATACCCATCGCGCTCTGTTACGCGTTCAGGCCATATCTTTTTGATTTCATCCGCCATCGGACCATATCCTTTACCAGTCAATCCCAGTTTAGCGGCTTCCTCGTTCCAATCCCATTCATAGATCTGAATGCCATCAATCACGGCAACTTTCTTTGGGTTGGATTTAAGTCGTGGATCACAAAACGCAGCCAGACCAGTAAGGCCAAGTTGACCAAATCCTAATAGATTTTGCATGCCCTGCTGCTGTGCTATTTGTTGAGCCTGAGCAGCGCCCTGTATGCCTTGCGCCTGAGTCATGCCGATATTTGTCATGCCTTGGGCTATCTGCGTAGCATTGCTGGGAATTCTTGCCAATCCCTGAATTCCAGATAAAGCACCCATGAACGCATTGGACCTGTTTCTTTGTAGCTGGTCGGCAATCATGGCTTCAGTGGCACCGGTTCGCAATCCACCAGTAGCAGACTGTGAACGTAATACATCTTCAGTTAATTGGGCCTCATCTCCAAGCAGAGCGCCATACACTGGCGAACCTTCAATTGCTCGGGTGAACTTATCGGCGCTTGCACCACCTTCCACACCAAAACCACCGCCAAGCAATTTCAAGGCGCTTTCCCTGAACTGTTGAGGCAATGCTTCAGTCTGCTTTAGATAGTCTAATGCGGCCATCTGTGCAGCCGCAGCCGTTTTGGCCGCTGCCTGGGTAGCATTCGCCGCCTGCTTTCCTGCCTGCTCACCAGAGAAATCAGTTTCCACAAGCCCTAATGTGCCAACCTTAATAAGGCTGTCTGCTGCGCCGCCCATTATTTAACCCTCATGTACACTTTTACGCCATTTTCAGCCGTTGCCAGATAGGAGAATCCGCATTTTGTTACAACTCTTTCCACGCTTGGCCTGTTAATCTGAGCAAGGACCATTTCACACCAATCGAACAACCAGAACACGAACACACAAAAATCATTTATAGCCGTTTTAAGGTGCCTCAGCCCTTTCTTATCACTAGATAGATGAGCTGATATTGCGTTTCCTTTTCTCGCCAGTGAGGCAATGATATGACCTTCACCGCACCACTTAAATATCAAGTGGTTATCATCTGAATACAGCTCGCCTGTATCCCCATTATACGGGATAAAATCTAAACTATCTGTATCCATTCGCTATCACTATCAGGCACCGGACTAAACCATAATCCCGGCGTTGCCGTGTCAACATAGAACCCGTTCATATTCGCCACATAGATACCATTTGGGTCTGAATCCGTACCGTATTGAGGGGAGAAATCTTGGATTCTGCCCATGTAATCGTTAATCAGGTGCTGAGGCCAGCCCATACGCTCCAAATCAGCATAGGACACCTGTGTTCTAAAACTCATTTATTTCCACTCCAGCCACACTAAAGACGCCCGCTGACTTGCCGCGTATCTTCATGCCAAACCATCGCGGATAATCGCCCAATCGGCGCTTGATCATTCTATGCTGGTAATCACCAGAATTCCCACGTGGGACCATCACTTCAGGCCCAAACAGCGCACCATCTTTAGTGGTGGACAAGAAAACAACATCATCAGTGACCGAACTGTGACCGGGAGCTGATACGATTTCACAGTTGTCCACAGTTCCACCAGCTCTAACAATCGGGGTGTTGCACTCAAATTCCACGATTTCACCGTATTGGGCGCTTACGGTCTGGTCCAGCTTACCGATAGTTGAGTCTATCGAATCACCATAGATCCAGCCGGACGTCGTGTTGTTGATGTTTCTCGGGTCGTAGATGCCGTTTCTTGCTCGCCATGGGTTCAATCCTGAATTCCATTCATACCAGATAGGTTCGCCCAAAGTGCCGGATAAACGGACATCATAAACAAGCGTATGCCGCGGGAGGTGGCATATAACCAGCCCCTGATCCCGAGTATCGCGGTACTCAATAGAGATATTGACAAGCTCATAATCCGAATAGGTGTCTATAATCGAATCGATTTCTTTAGTGCTAATCTTTGAGTAAGAATTGGTCAGCATAAAGAAAGTGGGCGAATACTCTTTACCGCCACCAAAGACAACCCATCTACCGTCTCCTATATTGGCCTTGGCATTGGTTCCAACTATCCCGATAGGAATGGATGCATTAGGAATACGGGCAAACGGAAATAGCGCACCATCATTGTTATAGAACGGGTCAATCGTGTATCTGTTAAACGCCAACAACTTGTTATCCGTTGTCCGACCCACGCCCAATATCTCATCAGGTGCAAAGTCAGAACCGGCCCGCTCGTTAGCATTAAATACAGCCTCATCAGCTAGCGTGGTGTTCCATAGGTTCTCACCATCAGTGAAGATGTAGTACCCATCTATCCACACCATGTCTATGAAATCACCAGCCCCTACAGGCTTTGTGACATTGGTCAGTGTTGAGGTGTCCCACCGCCAATAATCGCCGTCAGCCACAAAAGCTATGGAATTGAATGAATTAGCGAATTGCGCCTGATCACTGCCAGGGACAGAAGTGCCGGACAATGAAACCACACCACCAAACTGGTCAACCTCAATAAAAGTTTGCCCTGACAGCCTGACGTGAGTCTTAAACCGATCTGACCAGATAGCGCCCCGGTCAATACCGGTTCCAGTAGTGTACGATACCAACCCGTCAGACGTGCGGAGAAACCCGGTCCAATCACCGATAGACTGTGAAAAGCCAACCATGTTCAAAGGCAGGAAATCACGCCATTCAGCGATGTTTGAAACCTTAGTGCCTTTGACTAGCGGTAGCTTCACGGTGTCACCACTGGGTCGTCACCCTCATCAGTCAGATAATCACCGCCGGTAACAACTCGATTTTCAGGGTAGTAATAATCTGGCCCCCAAGGTTGTGAATTGACCTGACCGCGTGGCATGATCGATGGATATTGAACAGGCTGCACTTCAACTGTCATATTGGTGATTGTCTGCATCCCAATCCCAGCATTCAAAACGGTTTCTTGAGATGCAACCTTGCCGAAGTAGGGAGCAAGATAGACAGCCATCGAATTAACAACGCCCATGATTGCCCAGCTGGGAAGACCGGACTCTTCAGCAGGGTCCGGAGTGTCACCATTAACCACCCAGCCAATACGCCGCCCCATAGCATTTTGGGCAAGTATCCAATCCTGAGTATGGCGCAAAGTATCTTCGATTTCTTCAGGCTCAGCAGAGGATAGCCGGGTGTTAATCCCCAGCAGAGTCAGTATTTGGTTCGCTAGCTGATTCTTGGTCATTTGCGTGATCCTCCAGCGCTTTCAAAATGCCTTCAACCTTCATTTTGTGGTGTGGCTTCTTGCCGAAAACATCAACATACAATGCAACGGCTTGAGCGTAATCATCATTCTGAAGGTCAGCAGGATTAAATACCCAGCCTTGTTTCTTCAGCATGTCGTAATCACGAGCATGGACAGGACGCCCATAAACGCCGTGGATTTCGTGGCAACCGTCATCAGGGGTGTTGGTGTACATGTATTTCATGGTAGACCTCAGAGAAGAAGGGGGCCGAAGCCCCCAGTCAGGTTATGGGGTTTTGATAGCATTACCGTTTCGAGACGGGTCAGCATTACACAAACCGTACCACGTAAACAGACGAACCCGAGCATTTAAGCTATCCAGGCGAGCATCGTAAGCCATGTACAACTTAATGCCGCTGTCAAGGGTTTCACTTTCCACTTTCATGCCATCGAATTCAGACAGCAGATTGAGAGGAGCATCACCACCAACAATGTGGATAGACTCATTGGCCCAGAAGCTGTTCGCCTGACCACCAGTAGCATTCACCTTGCTGATAACTGCACCAGACAGAATAGCTGTTGAGATGTTGGCATAAGCCGCCTGCTCATCAGTGATGCCAGCTTGGTTAGCTGCGATTGGCTTGGGATAGACGGTTACGTTCAAAGCGTCAATGGAGATGATGCGGAAAGTCATCAGTTCCCCGGTATCCACCTTATCCATCATGCCAACAGAGTTAACACCAGCGATGGTGATTACATCTCCAACTTGGAAGTTGGTAACAGCAGTGAACGGGATAACACCATAACGATAGTCAACGTTAACATCCACGCCGCCTGTAGTAGTATAACCAGCAGGCACTTCAGTCACGTTAGCCGATACAGTGGTGGTGGTGGCGTTCAGCCGAGCCGGGATAGTGCCGTAAGTGGGTGCTTCCCATACCTCAAACCCTGCAATGCGAGGGTTGATTAGTCCGCTTTGGTAAGCTTCCTTGTTGATATCGCTTAAGGAGCTGTCACGAGAAGCCAGATCATTAGACATAACCTGGGCATCACGAGGCGGCATATAGAAAGACTGCCCCATTGATGTTTCTGCTTGACGCTCTTTCAGGATGGTGTTCGCTTCAGAAATGAAATTGTAACCGGTAGAGCTGGACTCGTAATACAGTGAGCCGGTATCTGCTACCAGATTTGCAATGTCGCTGTTCAGCTTGGCGCTTAAACGCTTGGCAGATGCCCGAGTCCGGCGCTCCATGAATCCTTTATCACGCAGATCATCAACACGAAGCTGGATAAAGTCGTTCTTAGGGGTGGACAGGGTTAAAGGATAGTATTGTTCGATGATACCAGTTTCTTGGCCGGTCAAATCCCAGCCTTCGATAACGGGCGCTTGTTGTTCTACGGTCTTCCAATATACGTTGGAAGCGTTTTGCATACGGTCAGGCTCAATCGAGTCAACGCGAGTATTACGGGTATACACATCGTTCTTGTTGAGCTGTTCCATAACCTCATCAAACAAAGTGACAAGGATTTTACCAGTGCTTAAAGCCATTTTGAATCACCTTTACTTGGTGATCAGCTTGACCCCTGCTTCTCGCGCCTTGCGTCTGATTTTCATAAGATCATCAAACTTGGTAGCTGCATCATATTCTTTCTGCAACTGCTTTGCCGAGGCGCTTTCTACCGCATCACCTTTAACAGCTTGATCCGGTTCAGGTGCTTTGCTGACCTGTTTAGCTTGTTTGGGTTTCAGTTTTTCTGCCAGCCGTGTCATGTGAGCAATTGCTTTCAACCCTTTCGGGTCATCTTCAAGCAACTTCTTCAACTGGTCCCGGCCAGCTTGGTTTGTACCAATGTAGTAAGCGACACGCTCACTGCCTTCGCCAACAGAATCAAGCAGATAGGCAAAGCTACCATCAATACCAGTAGCAGCATCAACATCATCAGTAGCCGTGTTAAGTGCGTTTGCCACACGATCCACGCTCACCTTGTTGTCTGTTGCAAACTTAGCCGCGTTGACTGCCAGATTCTTAGTCATGGCATCCAACTGCGCTCTAAAGTCTGCATTTGCCTTGTCAGCTTCAGAGTGCCGATTTCGGTAAGCCTCCATATCAGCGAAATACTTCTTCACTGCCGCATCGTACTTCTTGCGGTCGCCTTCGATTCCAGGGTCGTACATATCTGGAAAGGTAGGCTCACCCGCATGACTCTGCGTAGGCTGCTGTACCTGTTGCGCTGGTTGAGTCAGGCGTTTTTCAAGCTCTTCAAGACGTTTCTTGAGTTGCTCGTTTTCGCTTTGCTCTTCCTTGCGCTTTCGACGCTCTTTGCTCAGCTTGTGAATCAAAGCCTCTTCAGGCGTTGGCTCCTGCTGGCTTACTGGCTCCCCTTCTAGCTCAAGCTCAAAATCTTCAGACAATTCAATCGGTTCGTCTTCATTTTCGTCTGGTTCGTCAGCTTTCGCTTCATCCTCTTCCAGCTCCAAACTTTCAACCTTTCCCGATTCTTCCTCAGATTCTACCGATTCCTCAGCAGCTACTTGCGCTCTAAGCTCTTCCAGTGACATAAGATTAACCGCTCTTATAACGTTTAAATGCTGAAACCCGCAGCACTCGGTAATAGGGATAGCGCCCTACTCGCACATATGAGTATAACAAAGGTGTGTTCTTATGCAATATCGGTATTTCACAGTCTTATATCAATGGGTTATTGTTTTTGTTTGGGGTGCTTATGTGGGCCTTTTGGCTGACTACTTAACCTGCATCGGAGGAATCATGAAACCAGAATCAGTATCTGTAACAACAACGCAAGGAATTGGAGTTGGCGACACTGTTCAAATTCCATGCCTAGACCATAGATGGTGGAAGCGGCTGCTTTATTGGGCAACCGGAAGGGGTCGGCCATATATCCACAAAACGTACACTGTCGTCAGTGTTAAATCTGGTCCTGTAGATATTGCCCCTATTGCATCCGCATCGGAGCAGGCATAAGCGCAGCCTGTAGCTTGGATATGTTGTCCAGCTCGTTGCCTTTGATTTCACTGGCTAACTTGTTGGACTCTATACCCATCTTCTGAACTTCAGCCATAGCCTTGACTCGTTTAGTCTCAGCTTCAAACGCTTTAACCTGGGTGTCGGCTTGGTCGTTCTGCGCGCTCATCTGGCTCGCCTTGGCCTCTTCCATTTGCGCCATTGCCATCAATGTAGCTGCATCGGGCTGACCTTGTGACTGCATGGCCTGTTGTAGCATGGCCTCTTCCTCTTCAGTCTCAGGCTCCATAATGCCCTGGATAATTAGCTGTTTACGTGCGTAATCTCTCAAGTGGTCCATCTTCGGACCTTCCAGCAGGGTAAGGTAGGTCAATAGGATAATCTGGCCTTCCTGTGTCCCCTGAAGTGCTCCATACATGTTCTGTAGTTCTGCCCTGGCTTGTTCTTTCTGCGTCTGGTAGGACGGTCCAGTGTCTGCGTAGACCTCAAACCGGCCACGGGTCAGGTCATTGATAACAACCTCTTCCTGTGTCTCTTCATCAAAGACAGCTTCCATTACCATGACTTCCTTTTCTGTACCATCAGGCAATGTAATGGTTACTTCCCGTGGCACGTCATAGAGTTCAGCCGCCATAGACGCATACACGCGGCCACACTGTTTCATAGCCAGGGCAAAGCTGTTCTGATACAAAAACGTTTCCATGTTCTGCACGGATTGAGCCGCCATTGTCTGGCCTTCAGTGACCTGACCGCTCATCATTTGGTCAAGCGACATTTCGCCACCGGTCACATCTTCCACCGCTTCTTTGGTCAATTGCAGTAGTGCCGCCGCAGCCTGGGGTATTTCTGGAGGGCGTGAGTAATCAATCGGTCCCGCGGGGTATGGCTGGCCGCTGGGGGACTTCTCGTTAACCAGATGATAGGGGAAGTTGTCTGATGCGCCAGACTGAGTCCAGAACCGTTCTAATCCCTGAATCTGTCCTTGATAGAATACCGGCTTTTGTCTCGGGCCTTTGGCCACCACATCAGCAAGATAGGATAGGTTGAAATTGTGCAGCCGCTGACCGTCCTGGGCATCGTGGTAAAGGCCGCGCCAGATTTCCCGATTCTCAACCCGCGACCAATCGCCATAAACCGGAATGATAGGAATATGCTCGCCAGGAATGCGCTTACTTTTGACCACGCCGGAACCGGTCACAATCTTTTTAGTAACAATCCAGCGTTCTTTGTACTTCTCGCCAACCTTGATAAATCCAGCATCTTCCAGCTCATCCAATACGGATTTAACCTCACGCTGAGAGTAGGCTTTAATCTGGCCAAGCGGGTCTTCGAAGATATAGATTCGTTCGCGCTTTTTCTCTTTGTGGTAGAACTCGCCTATCTTGATTTCCTTGTCCTTGGATGACCAAAACAGATTGCTTGATTTCTTCAAAGACTTGAACGGTGCAGGATGCTCTTCGTACTCGATATCGTTCTCATCGCAGTATGTCTTCCATCCCTCTTTAGTGAAGGTGGTTACAATGCAGGCCCATCGCGCGTCTGACTTGTCTTTCTTGATAGCGTTCGAGTCGAAGTAAACGCAATTATTCGCCTCGTTAATCGGCTCTGCCTTGATACGCTGGTAGTTATTCAGGTCATCAAAGGTGGACTCGTATTCTGTTACCAAACGAAACGCACCGAAACCACAATCAACCTGATCTTGTACAGCCGTTTCCAATGCCTCTTCTGACGTGATCATGTCGGTTCGATACATGCCGCCAAGTGTTTCAGCACCTTCAGGGTCTGCCCCATCCTTAGCCTTAAACGTAATGTCGATAGGATTAGACCACAATTCCCCCAGGATGCGATTACGCTTCTTTTTGACAATATCGAATGTGCCGCGAAACTGAGTTAGAACATCGTTTGCAATGTCATCGTCCCACTGGGAGACACGGGCAAACACCAGCATGTTGCTGGCCTCTTCGCGGGTCACATCGGTACTGACTTCCGCACTCTCAACGAGTTCTAAGATTCGTTCGTGATCCATGCCTGCTACCTAATGGGGTTATTGGGGGCGGAATGTAGACTTCTTGAGCCTGGGCCCGCTGTCCGTATTGTATTGCATATCTGCGCATCATGTATGCATATCTCACTGCATCCAAGGCGTCATCATTGGTTTTGACAATCTTGCCTTTCTCGTCACGGTGATATTGTAACACTTCATCGAGTACAGTTCTTAATCCCCTGAATATCTTAAGCTTACCCTTCATCATGAGGTCGTTCAGCTCAAATATACCCGCTTCCACTGCGTTGCCACCGGTTGGCCACTGGGCATGCTCGAACAACATATTAAATCCCGCGTCTTCATAGTGGTCTTTTTGCTGCACACCACCATCCCGGCCTTTTTCATGCTGTAGGCCATCGTGTGGCCATGCCGTTGGAACACCTTCTGCCCATGACTTCACCGCTCCCCATGCATCATTGGCGGATTGCTTGCGCTCTTTGTATGCCCTGGTTAGGTAGAACATCTCGTTGTCCCGGTCCTCAACCAGTTGCACATGGGCTTGCGGGTGATCCCATCCGAAGTCCATACCATCAATCACATAGAAATAGTCTGGGATTGGGAAGGGATCGCAGACTATAAAATCTTCTGACAGGTCATAGATTCGACCATGCCCCAGCATTGGCACACCCTTGGTCCTCATGTCCCTCTGGTGAGCAGGATATGCCTCTAACAGTCGTTCGCGCTTCTCTTGGGTCATGTGTGGCGCATCATCCCAGCCTTTCATCATAAAGAATTGGGACGATGATGGGTTATCCATGAACTGGACTACTAAGTCAGTACGACCGTTCTCAGGGGTGAAAGTGTAGATTACCCGGCCACCTCTGCCCTTATCCCCGTTGATAGTCCTTGTCAGAACCTGGGGCCTGATCTTCTGGTCTACCGGTTCCTCATCCACATGAACCCAGTCAACCACATCCCCCATGATGGCATGCTGTCCTTGGGAGTATGACCAGAACTGGCAGACAGACTTACCACCAGATGAGTGCTGAACAACCACAGTCCGCATCGCATTAGGAGTACCGACCGCTGATTCCCAGCCTAGTATTTTTTCCTTGGGGACCAATCCACCTTCAAATTCACCATTGACATATTTTCCGAACAGGGCTGTCTGAAGCAGGTCGCGGGTCTTCTCCATTGAATACCCTAGGCCCCACATGGTTATTTGACGGTCAAACTTATGACCTCCCCAGCCTTCAGGGTAATTCCCAGTCAGGTGGACAGCATCAATATAGGTTCCGGTGAAGGTCTTGCCAATCTGGTTAGCCGCACACAGACAGCATTCATGGTATTCAGCAGTGGCGTTAATGAACTCAAGCTGCCAGCCGTAAAGAATATCGAACCGATCACGCAAGGCATTCAGCTTCTTGCGCTTAGCCGCTTCTTCCAGCAGCTTCAGATATTCAACTCGTTGGGCCTTTGAGTTCATTCTCTAATGCCTTGATGCGGTTTTCGAGTTCGTCATCGGTCATGTCCGCAAAGCTGTGGGTGTTATGGACTTCTGTCTTGTCGCCGTACTTTTTAGGTTTCATCTTAGCCATCAACCACTTACGCGCATCAACACGCAGCTTAGACCGCTGAACATGCTCACCATTCAGGGTCCAGCCTATGATTTCCCCGTCTGCGTTGGTCTTTTCCATCCAGTCATTAGTGCCATCATCGGCAATATCCATAATGTCTTCGGCCATTGCATCGGCTGATTCTTGCTTCGCGAGCGCGTATTGTTTTGAAAACTCTTCATGCTCTCGCATCCACTTGAATATACTGGAAATAGCGGGCATCCCTTCATCCCTGCATACAGAGCGTAGTGATTCACCTTGAGCTAGTCTTTCACATATCAAGTCTGCTAGTTCTTGGCTGTATCCTGAAGGTCTTCCGCCTGCCATTAGTAACCCTTCTTCTTGCGCTTTGGTTTTGACTTAACTGGTTTTGGTTGCTTTGGTTTGCGTTTCATTATGCACCTCTTCGTTCACATAGTACCGCATAGCCATTTAGGTCAATAGTGGCGTTGGCATCTGAGCTGAACTGAACTTCGACAGGGTTGTTCTTTACTGAATCAGCGCCCAGATAAAATCGTCGTGACAGCGTGTAGTTGTAAGTGCCTGCTGACTTGAATTGCGCTCTTCCAAACTGCAATGAGAATGTGGACCCACCATTATCAAAATAAAGCCTTGCCAGAGCTTCTTGGTTAGCCGCAGTAGTAGTGAGAGAGATATCTACCCTGACCTCAATGTTGTCACCTACTGAGAACTGGCTAAAGCTAAACTGGCTATTTACTGCATCCCAGACTATTGAAACGCCGTCAGGAGCAAGGTCAGACCTTGTATTAGCCCCTGTAGCGTCATTAAGCACCTTCACAAACCCTGAACCAGACGTATAAGCCTGAGTTGAGGCCCCATGCTGAATATCAAACGATCCGCACGTTGCATTAGTGGGAACAATCGTAGAAAGCGGCACAAACTCTATCGCATTGGCCGCAGTATTCACCCTTACCACGTATTCGGATGCACCGGAATAGTTCGCAGGAGTGTCACTTAACAGCGTCAGAGCCTGTGTGACGTACTCTAGGGCCGTTTCGCCAGCGTTTACCCTTGGAACCTTTAGAGCGTTGGAACTGAAGTTGCCGGGGCCATCAGTGAGAGAGACGAAGAAGTTGGCCGCGCCCGCCACAAACTCCAAAGCATCCTCTGCGATGTTGACCGCTGGCACCTTACCGGCTTGGCCTACCATCGTCCCTGGGGTGTCAGCCAGGGCAATAAAGTTATCAGGGGCTAACGTCTCGATAAACGCCTGCAATGCAGCCCGATTCATTTTCATTAGCTGCCCATTGCGGACTATTGTGAACAAATCACCACTTTGGCTATCGGTTACAACAGGGTATGAGCTTGACGTTATATTGCTCATGATTCCTTACCGATTAGATTGTAACCAAATATTTCCCACTTCAGGCTAGGTGATGTTGAGCTTGATAGCGTAGCCCTGACCTGTTTCCCGCCCTCAATGTTGAACGTGTTCTGACCTGTGGCGTCCGAAGTCATTGCGGTTGTGGTGTTTAAAGTGGTTGTGGTTCCGTCTCGTGATTTGATCTCAACGACTAGAGTTCCACCACCCCAAGTACCAGCCGCAACAATGCTAAACGGGCCTTCACAGTGTACCCAATTGCCGCTTCCATCTGCCGTTAATGTGCCATATGTTGTAGACATGATTTAACCCGCTATTGCTTGTGAGATTGTTTCGTCAATTGTGCCTGAAATATATTCAGATATTCCGCCGCCAGACACCACAGGCGGCACATACGTCAGTGCATCTACACCGCTAGAAAGAGCACCTTCGTATGTGCTTGCTCCAGCATTGTTCATATGCGTCAGATCCGGGTCGAGCAAAGCCGCGTTCTTGTTATTCGTGCCAGTAGGATCTCCCATTGGCGTCCACGTGTCGACCGTATAAGCGTTGTCATCCGAACTCACAATGATGTCGGCTTCGTCGTTCCAGTCCGGGGCGATAGTAGAACCCCAAGTTCCCGGCAGAACATAGGGAACAACAATCAGCTCAGTGGTACTAATAGCGCGGTAGTCTGCTAATAGCGCAGATAGCTCCGTTGACGTTGTTGCTAGTGATGTAGATCCAAGTGTGTTAACGCATACTTCTAAAACAACGTCTTTAGCTGCTACTCTCGTTGCATGGCCGTCATCAAGTATTTGTTGAGCATCTTCGATTCTATCTCCCGGGCGGCCTATATGAACAACCCACCGGTCTGAGTCACCTGACGCTTCAAAAAACTCGTTATACTGTCCAACAACAGTGTCAGTGTAAAGATCCTGATCAACATCCATCAGCGAATCGCAGACAATAGCAACTTCAGGTTGATAAGTAGTCAAGTCAAAGTGACGTATCTCTAATATGTCCACGTCCCCGGTTAATAGCTTGAAAACTGCAGGATACCCGGATTGGGGCATGAGATCAGTGAGAGTTCCATCACTCTCATTGTCTACTTGATACTGCACTCGAACTGGTGCGGCATTTTGAGTTTCATTCCAGCACCAGAAGGTGATCGTATGGCCGTCAAGCTGATAGCATAAAGCATATATATCATCAATAGCAGGAGTTCCGCCCATAGTATCGCCACCGCCGGATATGGGACTTGTACCTGCACCAGGGGGCGAATTGCTTTGTATTCTTGACGTACCAAAACTTGTGTTATATTCGCCAGTGTGGATTGTTGAGATTCCAAAACCTATATTAATCGCACATGCAAGCGCCTGAGCCTCGACTCCTAAGCCTTGTCTGAACGGTACACATCCTATACCTATTACTTGAGACGTGTTCCTGCATCTAAATCTACCGTAGACAAACTGGCGGTGAGCATATTCTGACTCATTAAGACGACAGTAGTTGTTAAACTCATCCCCTGAGGGTGGAGCGCCGGACAGTCGAACTGCATTAGATGGACTTGTCACTGATGCTGTGGACAAATTCTGAGATACACCACCCGACTGGCCGACCGTAAATTCTGCTGTATCATTACCAGTAAATGTTTTCCAGACGCCCACGAGGCGGCACGGGTCCCAATTTGTCAGATAATCTGTGGTGCCGACTCGGGTCATGTCGTTGTTGTTTGCGGTCTGATCTTCAAACGTAGTTGCTGTATCCGTAGGACCGTTACCCCACAGCGTTAAAGAATCAGGCGCTGTTACGGTGCTACTTGCATAATCCTGTGGCCGGCCATTATTAAAGTCATTAGCTATTTCAGTAGCTGATAAAGCTGATGCCCAATATCTACAATAGCCCCCAAAAGTGGCTTGACTAGGCTCTGCTGTTCCTGCTCTAGAGCCGAAGGAAATAGCAGTTAATCCAGAGCTACCTAACCCAGCTGTTGCCAGCCCAGACATTGAATTCTCTACGAATTGCAAGATTGCATTGTAATAAACCGACAGGATTGGATTGCCACCATTATAGTCCCAAACAAGCCCTACGTGTGTCCATCCGGGAGGAGGCATTGTGAACCTGGCTACTTGAACCGCATCAACGTTATTAACAAGAACAAAACGGCAGGCTCCAGCCTCTGCGCCTATATCTATCTGCCACCCTATTTGAGAGCCTCCAGCCTGAGCATGAGCAAGCCAAACACCTTCACCAGCTGCTGGGGCCGGTTGATTAGCATAGTCTCTATCTCCAGTCTTAGACCAGAAACACAGCGTAAAAGCACCCGTATAAGTTTCTGCACCTACATCCAGCTGATAGTAATCGCCAGCCGTACCAGTAAGTTCAACTACTTTTCCTAAAGTACTCAAAATTCAACCGCCCTAGATCTTAGCCCATTCATATCAACGGTTCTTATTGATAACTCGCTGATATCGTCAGTTATATACTCACAACACTGAGCAGATGCAACAACTTCTCCATCTTTTAAAAATTCATACCCTGCTATCTCATCCGAGGCCATCGGCGTCATATCTTCTCTTTCTGTTGGAGCTTTCCACGTGACTCTATACTGCCCAGAGTCGCATTCAATCGTTATCAGGTTGCTCTGTATTTCAATCTTTTGATCGGTCAACCTGACTACTTTGTACCGTGTCGAATAGTCTTTTACTTTCTTGCACCCTAATCCGTTGACCGCAGCAATGACAGCTCTGTGCTGGCTGTTGTGGCTGCTTATCAGCTCGGATCGTGCCCCAAGAGGGAAACTCAAGGTCAGAAAGAGAACTAATACGCTTAATGTCATCTTCATCCCTATACCTCACTTGTCGCCGCTCCGTTCGTTTTGCTCTCTATTGAAGTGCCTATCATAAATAGCATCAACACGGTCGCTTACATGGAAAACAGCATCAATAACTGGCTTTACCCTTGCGTCCACGCCGTCACTGTCCATCAGCCGGGATTGCTCTCTTGTGAACTCTTCCTGCTTTTCAGAAAGCTTGTCTTGTCGTTCCGCTATTTTTTCAACCTGCTCTACAAGCTTGCTTTGGCCATCTGCTAACCTGTTGATCCCGTTAAAGAAATGATAAACCTTGTACACCACAAAGCCAATCCCCGCTATAGCCGAAGACAGCCAAGGCCAGTGGTCTTTAAGCAAGTCAGCAATTTTATGGACTGTGTTCGCCTCTTCCTGCACATGCTGCCCTTACTTTTCCCGCTTGCGATCAATGTACATCAAGACCAAACCGATTACGCCAGATATGATCTGTACAGTCAGTACCGTTGGGTCGCCCGATATGGTCAGTGGTTGCCCTGTCGGCTCCAAAGCTGGAAGGGCAGCGGCGGCTGTTACGGCTGCAATACCGGCAGAAGAGGTCAGTTTGTCTTTAATCAGTCCAGAAAGGAAATTTGCGGCTAGCGTTTTCAGCACAAGCATGTAGTTAACCTCTTGAAAGTATGGCATTTATCCGTTTCTCATCTGCTCAACAAGCCGCCTTGCTCGTTCACCTACCTGATTATACCAGTGTGAATTAATCATTTCATTAGCCGCCTTATCATAATCTCCTTGCTGAAGATAGTGACGTAAGCGTCTGAATGCTCTGAGCCGGTTCAGGCCAAGATTGAATGACATATTGATTATAACGCCGCGACGGGTTTCTGATAGCTGTGACCAAGCCATCGGCCCGACATACGTTGCTGCGTCTAACTTGGCGTTCTGGAAGGATATTTCAAAAAGGGAGTCAGCGATTTCTTGCGGGATGCCGTTATCTTCGATGTTCCAGCCGTAACCAATGGTTAGCTTGTTTGCTGGACATTTGTACAGTGAGAGTCTTAACCCCTCATCCTGCTTTATCTGTTCTTTTGCTTCTTCGTAGTCCATATTGACCACCTAAAAAGAACCCCGGCTTAACAGGAGGAATGCCGGGGCTTTGAAGGACATGCTTACAATATAAGCGAGTCAGCGAGGTGGGTCAATCTTCTAGTTTTCTGTAGTCGTCATCTATCCAATCATACTGATACTCTGCCCATGGCCAGCCTGTTTTGAGCCACAAGTTACCGCACATCATATGTGGTACCCGGCATAGCCCATTTAGTGTTTTCGCCTCTCTGCACAATCACTAAACCAACAGTCGCAGGGTCAACGCAGACCTTTTCGCCATGCTTGCCCTCGCGGTGCTTATCGAAATTGCCAACAGTGCTGAAATATTCGCCACACACTGAGCATTGGCATGTTTTGCCGGTTCCAAGTTTTGAATTAGTCTTGCTCACAATCCAAGCCTCTTCTTAATCCGCTCAAGATTCTGTTTTGCCTCTTCGACTGTGGCCTTGAAAACTACGTTCTTCGTCCATGCTTCCACTGTCAAATACGGGGCGTGACGGTGGCAGATGTTGTCAGAATGATACACTATGGCATCCGTCAGCGCTTCCATGTTGCCGGAAATCTTGCTTTCCCATATGTCGCGCCAGTCGAGTAGCTCATTTCTTGTCATAGTCACACCTCATCTTTGTAAAAAGGCTCAACATCTTCAGGGTTCGGCCATGCTTCAGCAATTGCTAACTTCATGTTGCGATTATCAACAACCATGGCTATTTCAGTCTCGCCGCACCGCTCTTCGTATTCTTTGTGAGCCTGCAACATTTCTGGCGTTACAGTTACCGGAGTGCCAGCTTTTTGCATGTGCATAATGTAGGCTTTGAATAATCTTGTGGTTTTGTGTGGCTTCATATCTCCACCCTCGCACTTAAAACCAAAGCCTCACCGAACAGGAATACAGCGGGCTGTACTCTCCATCTTGTATACGTTGCTGATGGGGCCAGCATTGGGCATAGACGGGCTTCTGTTCCTTCGTCGCCGTAACATGAGCGGTATCCGTAAACACCTCCCACGAACAAGCTCAGGCGCAAATATCCCCTATGCTCATGCCAGCCCTTTGCAGCTACGTAGCTTGTCCGGTTGTAGCTGTTCTTGAATCGGCCAACGAGATAAACATTGCGCTCATATGCAATCAGGTCGTGGCTTTGATTGTACTGGGAATCAGGCGAGGCAATGTGAGTTGATATTCCACCCAGGTAAACCGCATCCGGTCGGGCAACTTCAGGAATCAGAAGAAAACAGAACACGATTCCGATTAGTAGTGCTGTGAATGTCGCTGATTTAGTCACGATTTCACCTCGTACCCAATGTGCGGATACATTTCCAGTATCGACTTATCACTTATGCGCTGAATGATTGCGTCTACTACAAAGCCTGTGCTGCTGCGTAATAAACGCTCATGGATTGACTGGAACCTTACTTTTAGTAGTTGTTTCATTACTAATCACTCCTGACAGCTATCCGTTATTTCGTCTTCGTAGCTACTATCGGTAAGATCAATCCCATCTGCAATTTGCAATATGGCATCTATGCTTAGATTTTCAATTTCTGACCTGATTCTGTCCGCCTCTCGCTTGGCGTAATCTGCTTCCCAATCCAGCTTTTTCAGATACCGCATCAGAACTCTACGCATTTTATTTAAAGACTTTTTAGCGCCCTTGCGAATGTAGAAGTTGTCTTGACTAGAATTAGGATGACTTAAATCTACACAATCACTATCGTTGTAATAGGCTCTATATTCCTTGAATGTTTTTTCCAAATCCTCAAAATTCCCTAGATACTCTAGGTCTAGCTTTAGGATTGCATCTTCAATCGAAAATTTTTTATCGCTATCGTTTCCGCCCCAAAAAGTATCCCAAAACATCCCATCATTTTTAAAAATGCAAATACGTGAACAACACCAGTACATCGTGCCGCTCGCGTTTTTGTATTCTCTCTCTTTTAAAGTCTTTTCGTTCCATCCCCATCTATAAATGTCGCCAGGTCTTGGTTTATTCATTGCTCTCTCCTGTTGTTTGGAGTGGGTGGCGGAATCGAACCGCCCATGCTTGTCTGCGCCACCAGGATTCAAGCGGAATCGAACCGCACGGCATTACACAATCACCAGTACCCACACATAAAAATCCTCGCAAAGATGCTTATGTTTGGGTTCCCGGATTACCCGCCGGGCCGGACCGGTCTTTCCCGGCGTCACATATTGAGGTTGCAGAGGCGGGGCACCAACTAACCTGTGATCAGAGAATTTACCGCCTCTACCCAGAAACCCCGGCAGTTTTCAGCCAGGGTGTTGGGTGGGTTAGCCATCGCCAGAGCCATAGCCAGAGCCATCGCCA